ACAAGCAGAAGTTCCCAAAGGTTACGGCGGAAACCGGTCAGCTTGTTATTGGATGAACTCAAGCGTTTGAACTCTTCCATCAACGCGTTCAGCACCGAAGCGTTCCAGGTGTATTCCTTCTTCACATCCTCGGGAAGAGCGACCATCTCACCGTTCTTGTCGTAACGGTAATCCTCGAAAAAGTTCTCGGCCTTCTCGTCTTTCTTCACTATGTTACGGATCATTTCCTGTCTCATTTGTTTCTCGGGTTCGCCATGACGCTCAACCCAACGTTTCTTGTATTTCTCGGGAAGGGAGGAATAGGCATACAGAGCCGGATTATTTTCACCACCACCACGGGAAACGACATCCAGTTTTTCTCGGGACAACTGGCTATTCAAAGTGCCTTTGGGCATTATATCCAGCAACTCTTTGTAAGTTACACACAATATATTATCAAAGTATTCCATCTCCCAGCTTGATTATCAATCCTCTAAATCATTCAAAGGGACATGCTTCTTCAGCAGCCGCACGGAGATCCCGAAATTCAACACTACGAGAAGTTCCAGCAGCGGATTAATAAAAAAAATAGAGAGCAGGATCCCGAAACTCATACAGAAGTAAAGCACGCAAAAGCGCTGTTTTCGTTTCAGACGAGCAAACCAGTGCAGCTGGTCGCTGAACAATGTCATCAAATCATTTTTCATGGCTACTTGTATTTTGAGGATTACCACCTACTTTGGATCCACCGCGCTCAATGGCGAGCTTACGAATGGAACGGGCCAATTTGCTGTTCTTACGGAAGGCAAGCGCATGACTCACCATCACGTTTGTACAGCCCATCAGTTCGGCAATTTTATTCACCTCACCGTATTCTACAACTATTCGTTCTTTCATACTATCTAATATTTAAATTATCGTAGTGGGCAGTCGCGGATTCGAACCGCGGACCATAACCTCTCCATTATAGGAGTTTAGTTTGTTCTACCAGCTGAACTAACTGCCCGAGAAAATTATTAAAGCTCCTTTATCGCATCCTCCGGAACACATATTACAGTCCAAACCTGACCATTTTTCATATAATCGATATTATATTCCCGCACGAACGTACAAATGTTATAATCCCAGTCACGAACTATACCATCAATGATCTCACCATTTCTCTTGGTGATTCTCACACTTTGTCCCTTTTTAAATTTTACTTCCATTTTGCTTCTTTTTAAATTCTCATTGTTACCTCAAGCCTTTTTTGTAGCTTTGGGGCGTGTTTAAACTTTAATCACGTGGCAAATATAGTCTAAGTTTCTTAGACAACAAAGTGTTAATCCAAATAATTTAGATTTATGAGCGTTTTTTCTAAGAATCTTAGATATTTAAGGGAGAGTAGGGGACTTAAATTAGATGAATTTGAGTTTCTGGGCATCAAAAAAGGTACAATGTCAAACTATGAACTGGGTAATACAGAACCTAAATTGAGTTTGTTATGTGAAATATCTAAGTTTTTTAGAATATCAATCGACGACTTTCTTTTAAAAGATATAGAAGCCGAAAAAATTACACCAGTAGTAACGGAAACAGCTCCTCCAGAAACAGCTAACAATAATTTTAGGGAGCTTCTGGATGTTTTAAGGGAAAAAGACTCCACCATTCGAGAAATGGCAGAGGAAATAGGGATGCTCAAACAGACAATTACACAACTTAAACAGGACAAGTCGGGGCGTGTTTCGGATGCAAGCGATTCTACGGTTGCCAATGCCATCTAAAACGTGTTTTATGGGGAAAGGGAGGTAAAAACAGTTAAATCACTATTTTACAGCAGAATATATAAAAATACAGGGGAGTAAATAAATATTATCTATATACAATTTACCCCCTACAATATTATAAAAACCGATGAATACCAAATAAAAAAAAGATATTTCCCCGTTTTATTAGAACAAAATAGGCACAAAAATGAATAACCAAATGAATAAGCAATCAAAACATTTCGTTTTTGTAATAGCTTAAATGAATAACCAAATGAATAAGCAAGTGAATAACCTTTCCACTTTTTAAGACGTTCAAAGCGTTCAAACGGATAAATACAGCCTTCCATCATAGTTTGACACTTATAAGGGCAAAAAAAGCCGCTTTTGCGGCTTTTAATTGCGTTCTAAGGCATTTTATCCCTTTCTGGTACATGTTATCAAGCGAGACTGAATAATCATTGCACGTTTCGTGTATTTGGCAATGTCATCAACCAGTCCAGCATGTAAAAGACTACTCTTAGTGATTCCGACCTGTTTCTCCGTCAGAGTTTCAAAAATGGCCGATATACTACCAAAGTAGATGTTCTTTTTCTCAAAAATCAAATGTACATGGATAACTTTACTCATGATATATAGTATTTATTTCACTGCAAATATACCAAATATCAGCTATATGGAATAATTTTAATAAATAAAAATAGGAGAGAAGCGAAGCGCTCCCCTACTCCACTTGCATAAATTACACCATTTGGTTATCTTTGTATATGGAAGTATGGCCTGGGCAAAGCATCGGAGTGAAATAATACCATACTGCCTGAATTCTCCCCTACTCCACTCCTAATGTAAAGAGATTCATTTGAACGGCGTTCAAACAAGGTTCAAATGTAAGCTCGATGTAAAGCGATGTAAACGCTTCGTTTTTCCACCCAGCTCACTCCTACCCCGTTCTAACGCTTTGAAAACCAAAGCAATCAGATATTTTCAGACCAACCGAACTTTGACACGCATCGTTTCTCCCCCCTTACGAAAGGCACGGATCCCTTCATGGAATTCATCGGGCATACCGCCGACAAAGCCATAAGGGAGGGAAACGGGCAGGTTCCGGACAACCTGCTGCTGGCCCTGGAAGAAGTGCCGGAAAGAATGCTTCCGACAAGGGAGGAGCTCCGGGAGGAACGCCCCGGAAACATATGGAAGCTCATCTCCGGATATGGCGAAATAACCGGAGGAAAACCGGTACCGCTCAGACGGGCCGTCTACCTGAGGGCGCACGGAAGGGAGATAGACCGTACCGCACTCGAAGAGATGGGGCTTTCACCCGGCTGCCGGAACTACGAGGCCTATGAAGCCGCCATGGAAAGGCTCTCGGAAGGGAAAAAGGCCTCTTTCCGCCTTACCTTCGTGAAGACGGAACGGGGTGTGAGGGTGTTCAATGACGGCCTACAAGGTCCGGAGCGTATGCGCGGGCTGTTGCAGGACATGGCAGACCGCTTCTATTCCCCCGCATGGGAAGGACTGGGGACGCTTTCCGTGTACCGGATCGAGACGTCTTCCCGGAGGTTACTGGAGATGTCGCAGGATAACGGACGGGATTTCCCCGCCTCGCAGCCCCCACTGGAGATCCTGTCCGGCTATCTTCCGACGGCCTCTTTCGACATGTCGCCCACGGCAGACAACCTGGAGCGTTTCATAAGGGCCAACTCCCTGGCACTCTCCGGGAACAACCGGGAGATCATTACCTTGCAGGATATCGCCCGAAGGGGATACATCCAACTGTATACGGACGAGACGTTCCGTCACAGGAAAGAGTTCGCCGGTATCGAGAAGGAATTCCGTACGCTCGCAAGAGAGGGGGAACTGTACCGGGATCTCCCTTATGAGGACAGGATGCACAATCTTCGGGAAAAGTCCAGGGCCGTCGCGGAGTTCCTCCTGAAAAGGGAAGGAATCCGCCGGGAGATGCCCGCCGTGACCTTGAAGACGGACAAGTATGCGGAAAGGATACGGGGCATAGCGGAAAGTCCGGAGAAGAAGACGGCCTCTCCGGCTACCGGTGAAAAGAAAAAGCGGCCGGCCCGCAAACAGAAGGGCGCGGCTTCCAGACAAGTGAAACCTCAATTATAAACCGCAATGGAAACAACAGATTCATTCACTCCCGAGGACCTGATCGATGCCGGAAGACGCACCATCGACCGCAAGGCGCTGCAGAAGACCATAAGGGACATGTTCTCATACCGGAACCCGTTACGGCAATTCATGGAGGGTTACCGTTTCAATGTCATCCGCTGGAGGGCCGCCAACCTGAAGGAACCTTCCATATGGAAGCGTGCCGGCCTGTTCTTCAATACCAGGGGACTCCCGGGTATCCTCCGTGACAATTTCCGGCAGAACCGCGCGGACCTGCTCGCCCGCTGGGAAAGGAACGTCATAAACGACATCAACCGCTCGCTGATCCGGCTGGGCGGCATACCGCTCTCCTCCAAGCCCCGCGACCTTTCCCGGCAGCTGAAGGACATATCCCGGAAAATATACCGGATGACCACTTATGACCGCTGCCCGAGCCTGCTTCAGGAGAGCCTGCTGCTGTCCACCTACGAGTATATATTCGCTTCGCCGCATGAGAGGAAATTTGGCAACCTGTGTCCCGATGAGATCTGCGGGATGCTCCGCCAGAACGG